CTCTTCGCTTCAAGATTTTTTGCGAGTTCTTGAGAAGCAGGAGATGCCATTGTAATTTCATTCAATTGTTCTTTGATTGTTTTTAAACTTTTCATTGCTCTGCCTTTATACTCTTTTTTACCTTTATAGTCCATCCAAGAGTTATCAATACCGTCATCAACCCAAAGCCCTGATGTGTTATTCTTTATTTGATTTGTATATGATTGATTATTTAAAACATACTGAGATGTTACTGTAGGAGATACTTCTCCAGTTACATTACCTAGACCACGAATACCACTAACTGGTGCCATTGCTGCTGAATTTGTTGATTCTACAACATAACTTCGACTAAACATATTAGGATTAGCCTTAGCAAACCAACGCATGATTTTACCTGCTTCAGCATTTGCTTCATTCTCAATGTCTGAGCCAGTCTCGCCTTCTTTTGCTATATCTTTACCAATGCGCCCATCTTCGTTCTGCTTGTGATGCACAAGTTCATGTGCGACAGAACGGAATATATCCATTGGATGACGATTGATTGTAGAAACAGAAAGTTCGTTTGATGATGGATTGTATGCAGCGAATGAGTTATAGTCATCATCATCTGTCTTGTATCTGACAGTAGGCATTGATTTGAGACCAAGCTTGTCAGAAGCAAATGATACAAATGAATCAAGCATTGGTGCTAGTTCTTTACGTGTTACTTCTTCTGTAAGTGTATAAGATTCATTTAGACCATGATGTGTGCGAATTTTTGTAAACACACGACGAACATGAGAATCTGTCATGCCTGGATGATATGCTTTGAAGTGTTCCCAATTACCTTCTTTGGCCAAACTTTCAAGTTTAGATGCTGAAACTGAACTCGTAAGTTCTGCTTGTGACATTTTGCGAGGATCTTTATTACTCTCGGTTCTTTCACCACCAGCTGTATGAACTTCAACTTTTTTGAAAGTGAAAGGTGCTTTGCCAGAACGATCTGGTTTACCATTGTAGCGATCAATAAAAGCTTTGTATTCTGGAACTCTATCAGAGCCAGCTACAAGATGTAGTTCGTCATGTGATTTGTTGAGATGAGTTAGAAAAGATGCGAGAGTTTTAGTCTCTGGAGTGCCTGTATTGACAGGATGATTGAATATCTTTTGAGCAAGAGATTTTTTTGTCTTTATGTCAAGAGGTTCTGCTGTGCCTGATAAACCGACTGTCAGTTTACCTTTAACCCTCTTTGCTACATCTTTAGCCGTGTCTATTGCAGTTTTATGCCCAATTGTGGGTATTCTTACTTTGCCATAAAAGGCAACACCTGGTGTTTTTTTCATTTTCCCTCTACAGGAATGTTATTATCCTATAGAGTATTTAGTGTTCCTTACTGCTTCACGAACTACAGATTTGATTGCTTTAGGTGTAGATTTAGGTGTGTACTTGATGACACGACCGTCTTTTACTAGATATCCAATAGTTTCAACTTCTGGAAACATAGCTGCAACTTTGAAAAGTATATCCAGATTCTTCTCATGATCATCCCACATGCGAACACGATCATATTTGCCTGTCTTTAGATATCTCTTGAGAACAACACCTTTATTAATGTGTGCTGGTGAGTCTGCTTTGAGTTTAGACAGATTGCCAGAACGCTCAACGTATACATGATCAATAGGAAATCCATGATCACGCCATGTCTGTAGAAACTCTTTGTGGTCTTCAAAGTCTGCTCTTGCTGTCAGAATGATAGAATCAGAGTTCTCAGACTGATTCATGACAATTTTTTTTGCTCTGTTCAGAACTGTGCTGATTGGTTTGAATGTATCACGAAACACTTTACCTGAACGAAACTGAGAGAACTCAAACTCTTCACCAGCTTTTAGCTTATATGAGTTGAACTCACCTGGTTCGAGAACTTTGACTACCTTTCCATCTTTCATGACATTTACTCTAGCCGATGTTTTGCCTAAAGTGTCATCGATGTCCCACACATTCAATGTGCGAATCTCGTTCTTGTGTTTCTTGATGTACGAACTAAATTTCATTTCTTATCTCTATTTACAGGAATATAATGCTTGTTGGAATACGAACTAATATCTTCTGTATCTCCACCATGCATTTTAGCTAAACGAGTATACAATCTGTTTCTGCCACCCTCACCTGGTTTATCATGATCTTTCTCACCTGTAAAAGTATACATTTTTAGTTTTGGATGCTTTTCTGCATGGTCTTTCATTATTCTTCTGACAGTTGAAATGTGTCTGATAGAACCTTTGCCAGTTGCTTGAATGTCACCATTTTCATCGGTAAAATCCACAGATGCTTTTAGATTGTCGTCTTTTTTTCCACTATTGTATGGACTATGTGCAATGTAGACATAAGTTTTTTTTCCTTTATGATCTTCAAATGAATAATGATGCTCATCTTCTCCAGAACTATTTTTGTATGTTCCTGTACTCTTGTAATCGAAAGGTTTGTCAAGTGCTTCTTCTAGATACTGTCTGAATGTTTTCATTTGGACCATGCCTTTGCTGAATTGAAGTTTGCTTGTGAGAACTCTAGTCTATCTACAAGTTTGACTGCATTGCCAACATGATCAATAGCAACAAAGCCTTCGGCATTTGTAATCTTCAGTCCTTTTTCATCGGTACGAAGATATGTTCCAACCACATCTTTAGCAGACTGTAGTTTTCTTACAATCATATTTTTAGCACGAATCAGAAGATTTTGCAAGTCAAAAATCTTCTTCAACTCGTTCCGATTGTTCTTGTAGAAGTTCATAATAATGGTTTTTTCCATTTGGCGCTTGCGTTTTGTATCTTCTTTTTTTGCTTCAATAATGGACTTGTTTAGCTTCTCTTCCACTCTGAGGATGAGTCCAGTAACATGCGCTGCGGTATCTGTTATCTCTTTTCCTTCACGTACCTTGAGATTATTCCACGCTTTGATTTCAATCTTGTATGTGTCTTTTGTAGCAATCTCATTCATTGTTCTGGGTGATATTGTTCTGAACAACGAGCCAGCCTGACTCAGTATGCCTGTTATCTCTTGTGTCTCTTGTGCTGTAAAGTTTGCTGTGCCTGATGCATCAACATACGATGCATCTCTATACCATACGTTTCTAGATGCTCTTAGTGATGATATGTCTGCACCAAATGATGCTTTCATATCTGCCATCTTTTTACCTGTATATGTTGTATGCCAAACAATACCCATTTTTGCACTCTTGATAGTCTTGGCTAGATTAGAGTCTGCTGGTATTGTATAAACGATTGTGTTAGGTTGAAACGTAATATGTGCTACACCGTCAATGTTCTCTGATTTCAAATCTGCTTTAGTGAACATCATATCACCTTGAAGCACACCATCAATACCAAGTTCTGGTAGATACTTGAGTGCTATCTTAAGCTTTGCGTTAAGCCCTTCGCCAGGATGATTCTTGTCAATGTCAGCATTGGTATAGTTCAGCTTTGCGTTCTGAGCAAACACACCTTTAGTGCCAACAAAGAACTTGCCGTTCTCTGGATTGATACCAGCAAAGATGGCAGGTGCACCATCCCATTTTGTTGTTACATTAATTCTAGACTTACTGTGACCAGCAAGCATATCACGAAGAGACTGTAGAAAGGATATTGCGCCTCTTGTGCCAGAAACGCCGCCATTGAGTACCTCGTCTTCTAGGTGTTCTAAGTGGAGATTCTTGCCTTCTTTTGATTCAGCTAGGTATTGTGAGAGTGTTATCATCAGATACTACCTACCGTTTCTATTCTAAATGCAATACTAGTTATGCCTGATCTACTTTTTGATCTAACATCAAGCTTAACTTTTCCTTTAACTCTATTAACATATGAATCGTCTATCTTGTAAAATCCTGCAGGTGATAAAATATGATCTGCTGCTGCACCTTTAAATTTTGCCAATGTTCTTTTACCTGAGAGTGCTTCACGTATCATTTCTTTGTAGAATTCAGGATTACTTTCCATAAATCTTTTAATATCTGTAATAATTTTTGGTTTTGCTTCTCTAAGCCAACTCTCTGCATTCTTTTCAGGTAAAATCTTACCAGCTTTTGTAAACTCTTTGAGGACTTTTGGATTAGCTTCTTCTAAAATTCGTTCAAGATTTTGTGGTGCAAGAAGACGAGTTGGTAATTTTTCAAGAACATTGGCTAAACTGTTTACTTGTGCAAGCTTGTTTTTGTCATTTTTAAAAACTACATTTCCTGTTTCTTTGAATAAAGATGCTGTTGATGCTCCTTGTCCTGAAGCAAGCTGAATGCCGCCTTCCATTTTAACAGAGATGTAATAATTTGTTCTATTTCTTATAGCAACAATATCTGTTTTAGGTTCAGGATTACCAGAAATTCCTAGTTCATCTGAATGTTTCAGTGTTATATTTTTACCAAGTTTAGTTGTGATGTGTCTATATGCTTTTTGTGCCTGATCAACAATTCTACTTGAATATTGTTTTTTTAAACTCTTAATATCTTGACCTTGACCAAGCTTTACTATTGCCCACTCTAAATCAACACCTTCTGAAGCTGCCATTTCAATCCTCTTGTTTTATCTATTTATCATTCCACTTTCCAAGAGGACATTTAGCTGTAGGTATCTTGGTCTTGAACTCCATGAAGCAGCCGCAGATGTTACACATCTTTTTCTTTTGTTCCAGATGCTCACATTGATTGCAGATAACCATTCGCTCATCTGCTTGCTCATATTTCTCTTTGATGTAGTTTAGAAACTTGTTCATGAACGCAAAAAGGGTGCAGATTTCTCCGCACCCCATCTCCTTCTATATCTTATCTAACTCTTTCAGTCCAGCATTGTTCTATTGGTCGCTCTACGACTGCATCATAGTATGGATCATAAAATCTCTTGAACCTTACTACACAACGCTCAACATAACGTTCACGATATACTCTATGCTTATAACGACGATTGTTTTCAAAGACTTCGCCTAGAACAAGTCCACCAATAACACCACCTAGAATACCAATAGCAACCTCTTCTGAATTGCCTGCTTTAGCTGGCACACTTGCAAACAAAAAGCAAACAGCAGCTAAAGCTAATACGATCTTTTTCATGACTTCTTTCCCATGGTTGCTTCAATCATCCAGTTCAGCTTCTTGTGTGCTGTAATGCGATCTTGAAGATAGTTTGATAGACCATAATCTTTCTGCTCTTCAGCCATCTCATATGCTTCAATGACAGCGTTCATGAGATTTTCATTACATGTCTGAAGATTAGATATCATCTTGACTGCATTAGGTACAGTCTCATCTTCCATGATGATAGACAACTCGGACATTCGTGATAGTGTCTGAGGAGCAAATGCACCTAGCTGACGAATGTGTTCGGCTAGTGGGTCAACTGCGCCCTCATAGTCTTCGTATATCGTAGCAAAGAATTCATGCAACTGAGGAAAGTCTGAGCCAATGACATTCCAATGATAGCTTTGTGCTTTAAGCTTTGCAGCAAAGGTTGATGCAAGAACAACCTTCATCTTTTCTATTAGTTCTTCCATAGTAATCTCCTGGGTTATACCCATATTTATGAAATGGCGGAAGGAGTGGGATTCGAACCCACGGTACTGGTTAGAGTACGCCTCGTTAGCAGTGAGGTGCCTTCGACCACTCGGCCATCCTTCCTATATTATTCTGTAATCTCTATGTATGTATTATACTTGCCGTACTCGTTTACGATGCGGTACAACCAACGAGCATTCTGAGGGCTAAGACGGATACATCCATGTGATGCGGGTTGACCAAGCTTATTTACTTCTGTTGTCGCATGAATTGCATAACCACCATGAAAGAAGATAGAATGAGGCATCGGCGCATTATTATATTTGGATGAATAGTGCATCTTCTTTACAAGATAAGGCTGAAACACACCAGTCGGAGTACGATATCCCTTACGACCGGTAGAAACATCCCACTCAAAATAGTCAATAGGTGTTTCTACATACATCTTCTGATCGGACTTGTCAATCCGAATGATCACTTGATGCTCACCAAGCGGCTCAACACCAGCCTTAGCACCAGTAACAAGCATAAAGATTGCAGCAGCCATCACTGCCAACATAACAAAAAATTTAGTCATAATTTTATCCTACCTTCACTTGTGGAATATGTTGAATTGCGTCCTTGTACCTGTCAGCACAGTAAGATGCTGCCCAAGCATTTGGCTTCACTAGAGGTACCACATTACACATACCACGAATGTAACCAACAGCTTCATTTATAACACAAGATGAACCGTGTTTCAAGTCAGGATTGATGTCCAGATGAATTTCAAAGTCACGTTCGCCAATTGCTTCCTCAAGGTCGAGGTACAACTGCGCTGTCTTCATCACTTCATTCATCAGACGCATACGTGGCTTGTCCTTCTGCTGATCATAGTCACGCTCACGCATAACGGAACCAAACACACGACAGCCGTTCTTGCCGTTCTTATGAACAACGACAACGTTGATGTAGTCAGCCATCCAAACGCCATTCAACTGAAAGCGTTCTGAGTCGCCACCTAGATATACTTTTGTTTCCTTAGATTGTGCTTGAATGAATGCACGAACTTCGTCTAAATCCATATTCTTTCTAATCATTTATTTTCACAACTGGGATACCAGCTGACTCCGCTAAGTTAATCATCATTTGAGTGCCTTTACCACCTGGAAAAGCTATTACCAAATCTGGTTTGCCTTCATTCAACATTTGCACATTGCGAATGTATCCTGCTCTTTTACCATATTTATTCCAATCAGCAGGATAATTCTTGAACTCAATACCATTGTCAACTGCCCAGATTTTGGCCAGATCGTCTGCTCCTCTAGCAGAACCTTGAATGATGATATTGTCTTTTGAAGCATAAGGCTGGAGTGCCTTATTAAGGAGGGCTCTGTTATTGAAGTCACGGCCGCCGCATACTAGAATACGCATTGTTAAGTTCCTATAATGGTGCCTCTATCCAGAATCGAACTGGAGCCAATCCCCTACCAAAGGATTGTTCTACCACTATACTATAGAGGCAGTGATTGGTGCGGGTAGAGAGACTTGAACTCCCATGGATTACTCCGCTGGAACCTAAATCCAGTGCGTCTGCCAATTTCGCCATACCCGCATTAATGGTAGCCGCTGAGAGAATCGAACTCCCTACACCCTCGGTGTAAACGAGGTGTTCTACCAGTGAACTAAGCGGCTTTGATTTCGTTCATGATGTTTAGAAGGGCTTGAAAACAGTTTCTGGCTTCTACAATCACATCTTCGCGCTCTCTAAACTTTGTTAATTCTACTATTGCTGCTTTTCTATCTGACCATTCAAGATGACTGGTAGGATAGCCAACAAGTCTTCTACGCATTACTTCACCGCCCATCAAATGGGCACCTGTCAATACATAAGCTGAGCCAACGATATCTTTTTCCGTATTCAGTCTATTTACATAATCGTTAGCTGTGCGGATTATATTAACAGGACAGTTTGTATCTGTTAAGTCTTTTTGAACTTGTTCCGATCTGCGAATGATTTCTGGAATGTGCTGATCTACAGTCCAGTGAATTGTGTACAAAGCAGAAAGCCAGTCTGCATACCATTGCATTGGTGGTTTTCCAGATGCCATAGCAGCACCTACTGGATGTTCCTCACAAGCATGATGCAAGTCTCTTGTGCCTTCCCATAATGGTCCTGGCATATTATCTCCTATAAAACTGGAGGCCCGTTAGCTTGTCATGCAGCCTACTGGTTTGGAAACCAGCATCTGAACGACTTACCCCTCTAAAGGACTTCTATACCGCTACGGGCCAAGAGCGGTTTCTAAATTACATACCAGACATTAATGATGTGATAGAATCAGAAATCCAGAGCCACCATGCTGCAAGTGCTGCTACGATAGCTGCTCCACCTTTCTTCATGTCCCAGCCGTTCTGCCACATTGTCCATAGAACCCAAAGCACGGCTGCAATCAAAACTAAAACTACGATTGTGTTTAGCATTTGTATTACCTCATTTAGACCTTGATTGGTCAATGAGTATTTATGATTGGAGCGGGTAGCGGGAATCGAACCCGCGCATTCTCGTTGGCAACGAGATAAGCTACCATTACATCATACCCGCAATTGGTGCGTCTTCCAAGTTTCGAACTGGGTTGTTCGGCTTATGAGACCGATGAGATTGCCAACACCTCCCAAGACGCATTAATGGTGCTGCCTCTCTGAATCGAACAGAGTCCCCACGCTCTTCAGGCGCATGTACGCACCAGCTATACCAAGGCAGCGTTTATTCAATCACGAAGCAACTGAGGAGCTGATTCCGTCAAGTTCTTCTTTTCGTATTCTTGTAGTTTAGCAGAGTATTGTTCGTTTGACAACCCATGCCAACCAATACACTTACCAGTTGGACTACGACCACAACCACAATCTTTAGACATTTGCTTTCCTCTTGTTTGGCGGATAGGGTAGGATTCGAACCCACGGAACCGTTAAGTTCTTCGGTTTTCAAGACCGATGCGATAGACCACTCTGCCACCTATCCAAATTCGCTCCGATTTCTTAAAGTGGTTACGGCCTCCACTATTATGTTAACGAGAGTTTCCAGTCAAGTACAGTCCACTCACAAACCTCTAGCTGCGGGATGGCGGAACGCATTACTTGCCGCCACGATGTATATATTAGACTGTATCCCACATATTGTCAAGTCTATCTTTTCTTCTTCTTTCCTAAGATTTCAACCTTGACTGTGCAAACTCCACCGCAGCCGATCTTTCTAGCGGCTGCTCTTGATAGGTCTAATTGTCTACCCTTGATGAACGGGCCCCTATCATTAATTACTACTATTACCGATCTTCCTTTGTGTGTAACTCTCAGTCTTGTGCCAAAAGGCAATGTCTTGTGTGCTGCTGTTAAAGCATTTGGATTGAATTTTTGCCCGCTTGCAGTAATCTTGCTTTTACTACATTCGCCAGGCTTGACGCAATCATACCAAGATGCTACCATTGTTGTAGCATTACTGGGTGCTGTCATTAAAAAAAGGACAGCAAAGGCTGCTATTAATAGTTTCATTGTTGTTTTCCTTGTATGGAGCATCTGACAGGATTCGAACCTGCATTAGGTACTTCTACCCATGTCCAGTTACCTTACTCTCCGTTCGTAGCGGAGGGGGCTACAGATGCATAGTTTGGAGGGGCCAACCAGATTTGAACTGGTACCTCAAGGATTTGCAGTCCCGCGCATTACCGTTTTGCTATGGCCCCATAAATGGCTGCCCAGCATGGATTCGAACCACGATAGCCAGAGTCAGAATCTGGCGTCCTACCGTTAGACGACCGGGCAATAATTGGTACTGCATGGGGGAATCGAACCACCGTAACAGGTTTCACAGACCTGCGTCTTAGCCACTAGACTAATGCAGCATGGAAGCGGGAGCAGGATTCGAACCTGCGACCTCTAGGATATGAACCTAGCAAGCTGACCTGACTGCTCTATCCCGCAATATTTGGCAGCGCATAAGGGAATTGAACCCTTCTCTCCGGATTGAAAGCCCAGCATTCTGACCACTAAACTAATGCGCCATAATTGGAGGACTGGGTGGGACTCGAACCCACGGTGTTTGCATAGCGGATTAAAAGTCCGCGCCGTTCGCCACTACGGTAACCAGTCCGTCTTTGTGTAGTGCGGCTTCATCTATGGACTATATGCTATGCAAGCACGAATTGGCTGGGGAACGTGGATTCGAACCACGACCGGAAGTTTCAAAGACTTCTATCCTACCTTTAGATGATTCCCCAATAAACAGGTGCGAGGAGAAGGATTCGAACCTTCATGGTTCCTGCGTGATTTCACGCTTTACGGATACCCTCCTGCCGGATGCTTTTACCAGTTTCGCCATCCTCGCAATTGGTTGGCCAGTAGGGAATCGAACCCTCATCGGACGCCTATCAAGCGCCTGCTTTACCATTAAGCTACAAGCCAGTGAATTGTGAACCGTTTCGCTGGTCCCACTGAAAGGACGATCAACCCCGACAGACATATAGTCTCGGACTTATATACCGCCACGGCCTACGGCGGTTACTTGGTGGGCAGGTGTGGTTACGCTCCACTCCCCTATGGACGGGTTTTACAGACCCGCTGCTGAAACTACCAGCTTTACCTACCCGTTGTATGGTGCCGCATGAGAGAATCGAACTCCCATCAGAGGATTACAAAGCCCCTGTATTGCCATTATACTAATGCGGCGTTATTGGTGGACCCTAAGAGAATCGAACTCTTACTTTCGCCGTGCAAAGGCGACATGCTCCCATTATCATCAAGGGCCCGTTATTGGCACCAGTGCAAGGATTCGAACCCTGACAAGCAGTTTTGGAGGCTGCCGTGCTACCGTTACACTACACTGATTTGAATTGGTCCGGGCGGAAGGATTTGAACCCTCGACCCTCCGCTCCCAAAGCGGATGCTCTACCAGACTGAGCCACACCCGGATAACGGCTTTCGTACTGCGAGGG